ACACTGGTCAGCAAGCCTCTTTTCCCAATTGAGCATGAGCTTGTCCATGACATACTCACCACGCCCTGCAAGCATTTTCAGCTTGAAAGCATCATCCATGTTTGCCATATCCTCATAAGGAATCTTGGTGGCTAGTGCATAGTTGTCAGCAAAGTATGTGTCACTGGACACACTGCGGGTGATTATGTTTGAGGCTGTTGCGGGCGCACGTTTGTCATCCTCCGCCCTGAAAGCATCAGCCTGTGACCATATCAGATAATGGTCAGACTGCTTTGCAACATTTACAACTGGAAAAACCTTGTCAGCTATCATCCCATTCGGGCGGTAATCAAGCATCAGGTTACTCAGCGGTATTTACCTACCTTTCCTATGCCATCAGCACAGCGGAAGGTATAGCGAATACCATGCCTGTGCTACCTGATGTTATTGCCTCAAGCGTCATTGCGTTAGCAACTGTGCCTGTGGTGGCGGCTTCCAAAAAGCCACTTGTTGAGCACTTGAGCCATGCGCCTGCGGCGGCATCAGCTGCCCCAACAGTACCCTCACAGATACCGCTTATGACAATGCGCCCATCCTCACCTGATACTATTGCACTCTGCACAATGCCTGCACAGCCAACGCCATCAGCAACCTTGTTATCACTGAGGTCATAGCCAAGCCCACTCTGTGCAACTGTTGCGGCGGCTGTTACTGGCATACTGACATTGGTTGGTGCAACTGCATTTGAGAATCCAAAGTAACCAGTGCCAGTGCTACCGCTTGTTACTGTTGACTTGGCAACGCCTGCGGCGGCATCGGTGTCAGTGGATGATACCACTACAAACCCACCACCTGCGCCAACGCCTATTGCATTACCTGCCGTGATTGCCTCGTTAGCAAAGTATTTGCTCTCACCTGCATAACAGGCTGTTGCATGTTCGCCACTCTCAGGCTTGTTGAGCAAGATGCCCACCGCACCATCAGTGCTTGTAGCAACTGCGCCACCAACACCTATTGCTTTATACTGTGACCCTGACAGGTCAGAGGTTGCGGCTATGGTCGTTTCAAAACCTTCATTACTTGTTGCCATTGTTACTCACCGTCCTTTCCGTTGCTATCAGCCATATAAGCCTTGAAAAGTACAGGCTCTGCCTCAGCAACAGCATCCATTGCCTCTGTGTATTTCACTTTATGCTCACGCATGTAAGCCTTTACCTTTGAATCAAACGCATCACCGCTATCGTCAAAGGTTTCCTTTTTCTCGCTTGACCCTTTTTCAGTCATGTCAAAAGCCTGCTCTTGTGCATCGGCATAAGCCTTAACAGCGGCAAGTGCCTGTGGCGTGGAATACAGCTTGGCATCCTCAGACTGCAATGCCTCCGATGCGGCAGGGGTCATCAGGTGCGCCTTAACCTTGTCATCACAGTAAGCCTTGAGGTCGGCCTTGGCGGTGTCCTCAATGCGCTGTGTGTCAGCCTGCTTCATATCGGCAATCTCTTTGTCCTTTGCGCCCATGTCATCTGTGTACTTTTTGTCAAGCTCAGCCTCTTTAGCTTTCAGCTTGGCATCGTACTCTTTTTTAAGCTCATCGCTCATATCAATTTTCTCCTTGTTATTGTCAATGATTTTCTCCGTTGCTGTTTCGGCAAATGAATATACAGCCATCTTGTCAAATGAATCCGAATCATCGGAGGTCTGACTAAGGTATGCCTCAAGGTCTGCCAAGGTTGAAACAGCGGGAATATCAGCCCCAAGCAATGCAACGCCTGCAAGCACCCTGTGGTGCTTTGTGCCTGATGCCTTGTCCTTGTATCCCCAATATACCTCTGGGGATACCCTTTTATATCTACCTGTCTTGATTGCCTTGTATACTATCTCAGGTATATCAGACAGGGTTGCTATCAGTTTGTTACCCTGCTTCTTAACAGCGGTGACCCATCCAAGTGCAGGCTGACCATCACCTTTGAAAGCAGGTTTTCCCGCACCTTTTATAGAGGGCGTATGCCCCATCTTGATGGGCGGTTTGACTGTGCTTGCCAAGAGGACAAAGTTCTTAACCATATCCTCAAGGTCAGCATCACTGTACTTGTCACCATTCCATGTGCCTGTGGCAAATATCTCCGCATCCATGTTGTATAACTTACCCATTATGCGCCCCCTCTGTAGGGCTTACCATTACAGGCATATACCCACATGTCATTTTTATATATCAACTTTTTGCCATCTATCTCAGCAGTAATCATGTTCCCCCCTATTCAACTATATGCCCCTGTGCAATTATATGTAAATGGTCAAGTGCCGCTGTGTGACTATCCTGTATCAATGCCTCTAACTGGTCACCGCTTGTGCCATTGAGCCTGATTGCCACACCGTTCTTACTTGCGCCTGCGAATGTGCGCCTGACAATCATACTGTGACCTGTGCCTGCGGGGGGCTTTGTAGTGTATGACCTGTCATATGCCCTCTGTGCAAATTCGCCATTAGTCTTAATGTTGAATAGATTGTAATATACTGTGTCACGCTTGCGGATGACTATGCCATTGACCAGAGCCGCACCGCCACCAAATAGCCCATCATCCATAGTGGCTGAATCCTCAACATAAAACATGAGCCTTGTTATATCCCACTGTTGACCGCTTGAGGGTTGCAGGTGATATACCTGTGTAGTGGCTGACCCATCTACCGCCATGTCATGCTCACTTACACTGCAATATCCACCTGCTGAATAAGCATAATCAAGGGGGGTGTCAAGGTTGAATGTGCTATCAGTCTGTGACAATACTTGCCCTTGGAAAAACCGCCCATTCTCTTTAAAGCACACTGTCTGTCCTGCCTGTACGCTTGAGGCATCGCTTGAATATATAACCCTGTCATCAATAGCGGCATCTGAGCCATTAACAGTCAATAGGTGCTTATGTAAATATAAGTCCACAATCGGGGTAGTCTGGTCTTGCATATAGACATCTAACGCATTGCGTGTTGCCCGCAAGCCTAAGTTATGCCCATTATCATCTACAAGATATACCCTGTCTATGCCTGACATCTGCGCCCCCTATATCTCATGGTGACATGCACCACATAGGCTGAATGGTTTTTGCTCAACCTTATCAATGGCATCATCAACATGCCCTATTACTCCCTTGCCAAAAGCGTCAATGCAACATGAGCTTATGCGCCCATCGTACAACACGGATGCCATGCCATTGTGTTGCCATGTGCAGGGGAATGTATAATCAGCCTTATGCCAATTAACCTGCCCCGCCCAATTGTGTGGCTCAAGCACCGCACCCCTGCTAACGCTGAAAGGTATGCCCACCTCTTTAAGCACAATGATTGATACCGCTGTGCTTTTAGCTTTGTGGTCACTAATGGTAATGCCATCAATGCCACAATCCTTGAGCATCCTTGCAACGCCAAAGGTCATTGAGTTGCCATTGGTGTTGAGTTTAATCTTGACCCTCATGGGCAGTGAGGCTCTTGCCAGTTTGATATAGTCATATACCTTGGGGTGCAATAAACTCTCCCCCATTCCTGACAGGTAAACCTCTGACTGCGTACCATTAAGGGCAAACTGATTCACCCACTCCAATGCGCTCTCAAGTGTGTCCTTATCCATAAAGCCTGTTGCCCTGCCATTCTGCTCTTGAGCGGGCTGTGGACAATACACACAGGCATTGTCACATTTATTGGTAAGCTCTATGCTATATATGTTAGTTAGTTTCATTGCCTATTATTAGTTTCATGGCTCATTACCTTCTCGTAAGTAGCCTCAAATATATCAGGCTTACAGGGGTATATCTCGCCCTTAATTCCTTGGATGATATAATCATCAAATGTTATCTCATGCACTCCCTCAAGGGTTCCACAATACCATGCGTCACCATCAAGCCATATCCCATTCTCACCTGCCCCACGTTCACCCGCTTCTTGCGCCCATAGAGGCCATTCGAATCGTGCGCTTGATGCTGTAAATTGAAACGCCTCAATAACTACTGGTTTCTTTCTGTATTTCATATTATCCCTTACCATTTCCAAAGCAAATAAGTTAATACTGCGCCTATAACTATTACACCTAGAGGATTGAAATGACTTGCAATCTCTTTTATATATTTCATTATGCGGGCATACCTTCTTGCCCTTTTAGCTTTCCTTTTAGCCTTGCTTAGTGTCATCGTAATCCCCTTTGCCCCTTATATCTATATTCCTTATCATCTCATCCTCAACACGGTTGCGGTCACAATAATGATTGGGGTTACATCCTGTGATGCTGTCACATTCCCTGTTGTCATTATCATCAGCCATTGTGCGCCCCCTATCCAAACCCCTGATTAGGTTGCTGATTAGCACTGATGTTATCCTCATTGCCATCCCACCCATCTGACACGGTAACAGGCACAATTAGTGACCTGCAATTAAAGTGATTAGGTGGCAAATAGGTTGACCAGTTGCGCTGTATCTTTCCATTTAGATATTCGCATATCTCAGACACGCTATCATCCATGATTGCGTTATACTCAAACGCCTGCACATAGCCTGCAAACACCTCACTTGTAAAGTATGATTGCCTTGCCTGATTAAAGGCGGTGGTGGTGCTTGTGCGGGCTATGGTTTCAATCCTTGCAGGCACATTAACATACCTGATGACCTCTGCCCCATTAACTGTGACAACCTCAAACTCAGGCAGTACAGCGGCAAGCCCTGCATCATCACCCAACTTGGCTATGGTATCTCTGAGTGTCCAATCATAGGCAATGCTGTTGCTCAATATCTGTTGCACCTTTTTATTAACATCATCACTGATATTGCCTGTGATGCTGAATGATTGTAACTGCAAAAACTTTGCGGTGTCCATCAGGTCTGCATAGTTATGCTTATCACTAAACTCACGCTTGCGCTTGCTTGGTGGTATCTCAGCCTGTGCAAGTTTGACCTCAGTTGTCATGGCAGTGCCAAGCCCATTGCGGGATGCCTGTCTTAATTTTTTAAGCACCCCTTTAGGCAGTACCACCTTTTCAACTTTAAGCGGGTCAAGGTTAGCACCTGACTTGTTGCCAAACAGTTTGGTGACTTGCTTATATATATCTGCCCTGCCAACTGCCAAGGGCTGTGCCATATCCTCTGACATGCTTGTGGTATTGCGTACATGGGCTGATTCCTGTGCTTTAAAGTTAACCTTTTTAAGCGCATCATTCTCTGTGTCTGCAAATAGCTTGATGACCGCACTGCGCTTATCCTCAGACAAGCCCGCTATGTATTCAGCATTGTCAGCGTCAACCTCTGTCTGCTCTGGCATATCCTCATCATCAGCGGGGGCATCATCAATGTCACCGTCCATAGGGGCGGGGCTATCAGATGAGGGCGGGGTGTCGGCATTGCCATCACTACCATCGCCCGCAGACGGTGGTGGCGTTACCCCATCAGGCTCGTCAACCTTGCCCTCACCAATGATTGCCTCTGCCTGCGTCCTGTCAACAGGATAGCTTGTAACCAACATCTCAATAGCTGATTCCCTTGGCATAGTGCCTGCATATACTGCCTGCACAATCCCCTGCATGGCTGTTACCTTACGCCTGCAAAGGCGGTGGCACTGCTTGATGCCATGCCATCATCAGCATCCTCAACCATGTCAGGAAACTCCATCATTGACCGCACATGCGCCTCATCAGCGGGGGTGTGTGTGACTGACCCCTTGCTAACCAACTCGCCCCATAGCTTGAGCAAGTCATTCCTTGCCTGTGTGGACATGTCAGCAAACTTAAAGCGGGGGAAAGTGTCTGTGCCAAAGTTCCAACGTGATAGCTGTCTTATCATTTGCTCATTGATGGTTTCCTCAAGGCGTGTTGCTATGCCATCCAGTATCCAGAGGAAAGCCTCAAACTGTGTTTGTGATTGTGCAAATGAGCCTGTGTTGCCCTGCTCACTTAATCCCAATAGGTTAGGCACAAGCACACACTTAGCAATAGCCTTATCGCATTGTGCAATGGCATCCTCAAACGCTGACGTGCTAACAGGGTTTGTCTGGTTAATCTCAAAGCCTGCGGGCAACACGCCACCTGTCTTGGCTGATATGTTTTTCATAAACAGCTTGAGGTCACTTATCTGTTTGGGTGTTGCACCCTCTGATGTCTTAACCCAAGTGAACCCTGATGCGTGACGCTCAAGGTGTATGTTGCGAAATTTAATTATATTATCTTTAGCCCAATAGTCACGATAACAGGCATATAGGTCTGACTGCCCCCATACCTCATCAACATCTGGCTGATGGACAAAGTGAATTACCTTGTCATTGGGGATGGTGATATTCTCAGGGGTTGCCTCTTGAATGTACTGCTCAATGTTGCCATGCTTATCAACCTTAAACGAGAATGTTTCAAAGGGGCGCACCGCTAACTTGCTGATACCCCACATGGGCTTGCCCTCATACTCAAAGGCATTGATAACCTGCTCAGTAATGCTAAAGCCATTAGGCAATGCAGACAACATACCATGTAGGCTGTCCCTGAATGACCCCTTGATGTTATCAAGCACCACTTGAAAAAAGTCAGCCATTGCCTGCTGCTCATCATCGTCCTGTGCAACATCAAAA